ACCGGTTCTCAGTTCTTTTCACACCTGCAAAGTCCATAACACAAACACGTCGCCATAGCGCATGTATATCTGTTATACCGTCAGCTTTACTATAATCTTTTAACTTTGTAAAATGGTTGGTGGTAAATAAGACTGCTTCACTAGTGAAAAACTTAGTGTCTTTGAGTTTTTCATTTGCGCAATCTAATGGATGTTTCACAGGAGAGACTAAGTTAAATAAACATCGATATTGCGATGGTCCTCCTTGACCCAAGTCGTCCAAAAGCATTATATCCTGGTTATCATACTGATCATAAAAGTCTTTACCATCCATAATTGATTTAATCTCATGAGAATAGACACTCTTGTTCAATACTGTTACCATGGCTGACATTAGAGTTGATTTGAAACATCCTGCAGGGCATTCAAATGCAAAACAGACTGGTTCTTGTCTAGTCACATTTCTATAAGATAGAACTAATTTATACAATCTACTCAATGATTGCAATTTAACATTAATATTATTACTGGTCCTAGCCCATTCCTGTAAAGTAATGTTAGTGCTGGCTTTTTCATGCAATTTAAGGATTTCTTCCTGTATTTCCTGCTGAACCAAAATTCGTCTGTTTTTACTCCATAATGAATAGTATTTATCTATTTCTTGCAAAATGGAGTAATGTTGGAAAAAACTATCCCACATGTCCGTGACTCTACTAAAACACTTTAAGTCAAGACCGAAAGTCTCAAAAACTTGACAAATCTTTTCTGTAAAAAATCTAATAATGGTAAAAATGAAAACGAAATCATCTCCTATTTTAATTTGAGTGAACAAAGTCAATTTTTTAAAAGCTTCAATAACATTATTAGGTAAGCCTAACGCCACTAAAGACATTAAAACGCTCTGAACACTTTGAGGTAATAAAGGGCTATCTTTATATAATTTCGCAAACTTGAGCAAAATAATCATTAATTGTAAACCAGAAATGTGGGGACGTGCAACAACATCACTTATACTCAATATCACATCCAAGATCCATGATATAATCTGATGGTGTTGTGTCACTTGGCTAATATTGCCTACTATATCTATCATCCTTCTTAATAAACTCAACGATTTATA